TTGCTCTATTCTAAGGGCATGACGCAGGACGATCTCCGCGGGTGGTTGCAAAAGACTTTGCCACAAGGTGCGCAGATATTCGCAGATGCTGCAGAGCCTGCACGAATTGAGGACCTAAAGCGGGTAGGCTATCGAGTAATTCCGGCGGATAAACGGGTAACCGATGGTATCTTGTATTGCAAGAGTAAGCGGTTTATACTTGACGGAGGTAACCTCATAAAAGAGGCAGAGAAGTATTCATGGGAAGCCCGCGGCGGCGTAGTGTATGATACACCGGTAAAGGTAGACGACCACTTGATGGATGCGATGCGGTATGCTTTATACACAAAAGCAACGCTGGCGGGAAAGACTGCAAAGACTATTAAAGTGGGGGTAGCGTAATGAAAATCACAGATAGACACAGCGAAGTATCAAAGCGTATCTGGCAGTGGGAGCGGATCCGGTTATTGTCGGAAGGCTCGGATGCGGTGAAGGAGTACGACCTATCAACCGGAGGCAGGTCGCAGACGAATTTCATATTCCGCCTTGCTGGACAGGACGATGCAAGTTATTTGGCTTATGTGCAGCGGGCCCCGTTTTATAATGCCGTAGCGAATACCGTTAAGATGTATAAGGGGATGGTGTTCGGAACTCCTCCGCAGATTGTAGTACCTGATGGTGATACTTGGTTTATCGATGACTACGACTATAGGGGGACAACTCTGCAATCTTTCGCTGCGCAAGTCTTTGATACGGTCATCAAATATGGCAGGGCCGGTGTACTCATAGACTTGCCGGAGAGCCCGGAAAACCTTACACGGGCTGAAGCCGAAGTTTATGGCGTCCGGCCTTATGCTACACTATATCAGCCTTGGCAAATAACAAACTGGGAATACGCAAGAGTAAAAGGACGCGTAGTCATATCTCGGCTTGTTATCCAAGAGACGGAAACCAGATATAAAGAGCTTGTCCTGTCAGACGGGTACTCAATCATTATCTGGGAAAAGATTAAAAAGACGAACGACTACGAAGTTGTGAAAGTAGTCAGTCCGCTTATGAACGGGGAGCCATTGCGGTTTATACCATTCGTTCCTGTCTCGGTATACGGCGAAGACTGGCAAACTTCACGACCACCATTACTTGACCTTGCGGATATGGCGGTATCGCATTACCGGACGATGGCAGACCTTGAACACGGACGCTTCTTTCTCGGCGTTCCTACGCCTGTTTTTGCCGGTTTTGATATTCAAGACGACATTATCCGCCTTGGTTCGACCGATGGAATAGTGACCTCAGACCCAAACGCAAAATGGGGCTTCCTTGAGCTTTCAGGGACTGGGCTCCAATATCTTGAAAACGCCGCAAAGCAAAAAGAACAACTCATGGCAGAGCTAGGGGCGAGCTTACTAAGTGCAGAGTTCGCAGGCGAGAGCGGGGAAGCCTTACAACTCCGGGGCAAGGTGTCAACATCAATCCTTGCGAGTATCGCAAAAGGAGTAGAGGAGGCAATAAGCGGGGCCCTCTGGCTTTGTTTAAGCTGGTATCACGGAAAAGAGCCAAACCGCAGCGATGTATCTTTTGCATTGTCCGACGACTACCTAACAACTAAACTTACACCGCAGGAACTGGTCGCCCTCATTCAAGCGGTGCAGTCTGGCCAACTCCCCCGTTACGATTTCTACAGGGCGCTAGTAAGAGGTAAGATAATCGCCCAAGACCGAAGCTTTGAGGAGTACCAAGAAGAGACCACTACACCGCTGGGGGTGATTAAGTAATGGACGTAAACGAACGCCTGCGTGATGACCTTATACGGCACGCTATTTATGCGGACAGGTACGCCGATGCTCAGCTGAGGGAAATAATTAAAGTCTTGCAATCTACAGTAAAGACTATTGAGCAACGAATAGCAAGCGAGCCAAACGTCGTAACCCTTGCGTGGCTTAACCGGGTTAAGGGATGGATAGAACAGCAGACGGAGATTTTTACAAGCAAACTTAATGACGGATTAAAGCAGTCGATAAAGGATTTGATAACTCACGAAGGAGAGCTTTTCACAAAAGATATGTATAATTCTATCAGACTAAAAGTAGACTACATAATCCCAGCCCCGGAAGTAATCGAGCGTGCTGTTTTGTCTATGCCAGTCGATAGCGGACATCTTTTTGAAGAGCTTATGAAAAAATATGACCAGCTAACAAAGGATTACTTTATAAGCGAGATACGGGCTGGGATTGTTTCCGGCGAAGGGACAAAGGAGATGGTGCACAGACTAAGCGGGGACACTAGCCTATTGTCTATACAAGCGGCCTCCGCAGAAAGGATGGTTAGGTCGGTAGTCATGCACACAATGAACACAGCGAGGCTGGAATTGTACAAGGCAAATAGCGATGTTATTAAGGCGGTGCAGTATGTTGCAACCTTAGACACCAAGACCTGCCCTGTATGCGGGACACTTGACGGGAAGACCTGGGGCCTAGACGAGCAACACCCTACACCGCCGATGCACTATAACTGCCGGTGCGTCCTTGCGCCGATCACAAAAAGCTGGCGTGAGCTTGGAATAGACAAAGACGAAGTACCGCCGTCTGATCGGTCAAGTATGAATGGGTACGTCCCAGAAACAATGGACTATACAGAATGGCTTGCAAAGCAAAGCGAAAAAACGCAGGCCGAGATACTAGGTCCTACGCGGTTAAAGATGTATAAGCAAGGGGTGCCGATTGAAAAGATGGTCCGTAATGGGAAACCGCTAACAATAGAGGAACTACGGCAAAAAGAACTTTTTGATTAAAACACTTGACAGGTGTTTAGTATGGTACTAAGATTAAAACGGCGGCAAGGTTGCTGAACCTCAAGGAGGGTAAAGATGGAAAAGATTTTGGAGATGCTCAAAGCACTAGGTGCGAAAGACGAGCAAATCGAAGAGGTAAGACTAGAGCTGGAGACTTACGTCGACCAGCAAGTTGTCGGACTGAAAAAGAAAAACGTTGAGCTTATTAAAAAGCTCAAACAGTCTGACAACCCAGAAGTAGAGTTAAAGCTCGAAGAGCTTGAAAGCCAGATGAAGGATCTGCTCAAAGAGCGGGAAAAGCTGGCGCGCGAGAAAGAAAAGGTAGAGCGAGAGCTCACAGAGAAACTGACGAAAGAGGAGCAGGAGCTAAACGCCTACGTCCTCGAGAACAGTTTGATGCAGAGCCTTGCAAAAATAGGCGTTCGCAAAGAGGTGCTTCCGGTTGTAGCAACCGCACTAAAAGCGAAGGCCAAGATAAAGGTTGATAATGGGGCCCGTGTCCCGGTAATTGGCGACAAGCCTTTAACCGAGTACATCGAGAAGGAATGGGCGCAAAGCGATGAGGGAAAATTCTTTATCCCCGCCGCTGGTGCCGGTGGAAGCGGTTCCGTATCAACAAGTACGACGCCTGGCGCAAAAGTTATGAAACGTCAGGATTGGCAAGCACTAGACCCAGCCGGCCAAGCCGCCTTTATCAAAGAGGGCGGAAAGGTCGTTGACTGATAAACAAGGCCGGTGGGTTGTTGATAAGGAGAGAAATTTATGGCAAACACCCTTACCGGCCTTATACCTGTACTGTATAAGGCAGTCGACAAAGTAAGTCGGGAACTTACCGGCTTTATTCCCGCATCTGGCATGGACCTTGCGGATACAGGCGCCGCAGTAGGCCAGACTATTCGGATTCCCGTTACTAATGCGGTAACTAGCTCTAATGTAACGCCTGGAGCAACCGCCCCCAGTGACGGGGACCAGACCATTGGGTCCGTCGATGTAACTATCACAAAGTCTAAGTATGTACCCATTCGCTGGAGTGGTGAAGAAGCCGCCAGTGTAGGGGCACGTTATGACGAAATCCGTGCAAACCAGTTTGCGCAGGCTATGCGGGTACTTGTCAACGAAGTAGAGCAGGACCTTGCTAGACTTTATTACGCCGCTTCACGGGCTTACGGCGGCACTAGCGCTTCGTTCACTTCTGACCTTTCCGACCCTGCAAACTTGCGGAAAATCCTTGCCGATAACGGCGCACCAATGACAGATCTGCAGCTTGTACTTTCAACTTCACAGGGAGCACGGCTACGTACTCTTACCCAGCTTACCAAGGCAA